TGAGGGCATGGAACTGTTAAATGGAACTCTTGATATGGAACATAGTCCTCAGCGCGGTGGTGGGGCTTATGGGCTTCTTTCTTAAAGGAAAGATTGAGGAATTGGATCGCCTAGGCATCCTCCTCAACAAGACCCGTGAGGAAGTTGCCCGTGACCACGTCACGCGCGCAGAGATGAATATCACCGTCGACAAGCTCGGTGAGCGGTTTGACAAGGCATTCGAGCGGCTTGAGGCCAAACTTGATGGATTAGGAAGGACAAAGTCATGATGGATAAGAAGAAAAAACCGATGCCTCCGCAGCCGACACCCGAAGAGCGCGCAGCTGCAAAGCGTCAGAACGAGTCGCTGAAGAAGATTAAGCCTACTCCTGCTGACGCAGGTGCAATCGCACGGGGCAACCGCTCCAGTGGTATGAACAAAGGCGGCACAGTTAAGAAATATGCAGCCGGTGGTGTCGCCAAAATGATGCCGACTGCCGATCAGATGGGGAATATGGGTATGGCTAAAGGTGGTAAAGTCAAGAAGGGCATGATGGCCAAGGCTGGTCGCGCTATGACGAAGAAGTCGGCAGACACTATGGGCCGTGCAATGGTCAAGAAAGCCAGTGGCGGCAAGTGCTATGCCAAGGGCGGTTCGGTCTCTTCTCGCGCTGACGGTATTGCTCGTAAGGGCAAGACCAACTGCAAGAGCTGCTAATGCGCCCCTCCCGAGGTATGGGTATTATGAATGCTTCCAAGATGGCTAAGGGTGGCAAAGCCAAACTCAACATCTCCAAAGCAATCAAGAAGCCCGGTGCACTCCGTGCGCAGCTTGGCGCTAAAAAGGGTGAAAAAATCCCGGCAGGGAAGCTAGCCAAGGCCGCTAAGGCCCCCGGCAAGCTGGGCCAGCGTGCACGCTTCGCTCAGCTACTGAAGGGCTTCAAGAAAGGTAAGTAGGTGGCGCGCACGGACGAGGCCAAATGGAAACGCATAGTTGCTAGTGTCAAAGCTGGCGGCAAAGGCGGCAATCCGGGTCAATGGTCCGCGCGCAAAGCCCAGCTGGCCACCCAGCAGTATAAGAAGTCTGGGGGCGGGTATTCCGGCCCCAAGACAAAAGCACAGAAATCGCTGTCCAAATGGACGGATGAGAAGTGGGGCACCAAATCGGGCAAACCCTCGACACAGGGGCCAAAAGCTACGGGTGAACGGTACCTTCCCAAGAAAGCACGGGAAGCGCTGACATCTTCCGAATATGCTGCTACAACCAAGGCCAAGCGTGAAGGTAAAGCCAAGGGGCAGCAGTTCGTGAAGCAGCCTAAGGCGATAGCCAAGAAGACTGCGAGATACCGATGACAACGAGTGGCACTACCGCATTTGACCTTAACCTCAACGACCTTGTCGAGGAGGCGTTCGAGCGCTGTGGTGCCGAGCTTCGCACCGGCTATGACCTTAAGACCGCACGCCGCAGCCTGAACCTGCTGACCATCGAGTGGGCCAACAAGGGTATAAACCTGTGGACCATCGAGCAAGGCTCGATCCCTCTCGTGCAGGGCCAGATCACTTATGACCTGCCCGTGGACACCATCGACCTGATGGAGCATGTCATCCGCACGAACGCAGGTACGACGTCGAACCAGCTTGATATCAACATCAACCGCATCAGTTCTGACACCTACATCACGATTCCGAACAAGAATGCTCAGGGCCGCCCCATTCAGGTGTGGATCAACCGTCAATCAGGTGCAGACTATCCGGTTACTGGCGTAAGGCCGCCGCAGATCAACGTGTGGCCCGCCCCTGACCAGAGCAACTATTACACATTCTTCTACTACCGCCTGCGCCGTATTCAGGACGCGGGCAACGGCGTCAACACGCAGGACATCCCGTTCCGCATGCTTCCGGCGCTTGTGGCGGGTCTTGCCTACCACCTGTCAATGAAAATCCCTGATGCCATGCAGCGCACCGTGATGCTCAAGCAGATGTATGATGAGGCTTGGCAGCAGGCAGCAGACGAAGATAGAGAAAAAGCCCCCCTGCGGATAGCTCCGCGTCCGTCGTTTATCTAGGAGGTGCAATGCCTAATCCATTCGCCTCTGGTAAGAAGGCCATTGCGATATGCGACCGTTGCGGGTTCAAATATAAGCTCAAGGAGCTTCGCAGGCTTACCATAAAAACCAAATCGACGAACATCCTCGTGTGTCCGTCATGCTGGGAACCTGACCAGCCGCAGCTTCAGATCGGTATGTACCCGGTCGACGATCCTCAGGCATTGCGCAACCCGCGTCCTGACACGAGCTACCGCCAAGCAGGTTTGACTGGTATCCGCACGGAGGAGTTTTCACGACCCCCTGCTAACGTGCTGGCCTTCGGTACTCCCAGTGAAGGTAGCCGGGTAATTCAGTGGGGATGGAACCCTGTTGGCCTTAGTAATCCTTTGGGTTTAACTGGGCTTCCAAATACGCTATTATCTACAGGTCAGATCGGCACCGTGACGGTGCAAACGTAGGAGTAAGTCATGGCTAAAGGTGGTGTAACCAATAAGCAATTGCTGAAGATGGGACGTGGCCTTGCGAAGGTCGCCAACCAGAAGCGTGCTGTTCGTAAGGTCCGCAAGGACATGGGTAAGGTGGTGAAAAATGGCTAATTCAGACAAATGGTCGTATCTCTCGGCAAGCGCTAACCCGCTTCCGTCACGGAGCCAGCAGCCGATGGACTATACCGTCGACACCGGCAATAACGGCTACCCCAACAAGGTTGCCAACACACAAACCATGCGTATTCGGGGCACTAAGCTCGCCACGAAGGGTTATGGCCATAGCACGAAGATGGGCTAATGAACTACGCTACTCTGTTCGAGACGATTAAGGGATACGTTGAAAACGATTTCCCGAATACCCAGTGGGGCGACACCGCTGGGTCGGGGACTGTTACGTTCACGAGTCCCGAACAGATTAACACGTTCATCCAGCAGGCTGAGCAGCGCATCTTCAATATGGTCCAGCTTCTGGACCTGCGGAAAAATGTGACCGGCCTTGTTACCTCGGGGAACCGGTATCTGTCGGTGCCTACCGATTGGCTTGCTAACTTCTCGCTGGCAGTGATCGACGGGTCTGGGAACTACAGCTTCCTCCTCAATAAGGATGTCAGCTTCATCCGGGAGTCGTTTCCCAACCCGAGCGTCACTGGGCTTCCCACCCACTACGCCTATTTCGACGAAAACTCCTTCATCCTAGGTCCTACCCCGGACTCAAACTACTCGGTAGAATTGCACTATTTCTACTACCCGCCGTCCATTGTGACTGCCGGTACGACGTGGCTCGGGGATAATTTCGACAGTGTATTGCTCTACGGGTCGCTCCTTGAAGCATATACCTTTATGAAGGGTGAAGCTGATGTTATGGGGTTCTACCAGCAACGATACGACGAAGCCCTGTCCATGCTCAAACAGCTGGGCGAAGGTAAAAATCGTCAGGATATGTATCGTACACAGCAAGTGAGGTACCCCGTCAAATGATTACAGAAATCGAATCCGCCATTGGCACCGTTAAGATCATGACCACGCAGGGGCGTGGTTTCTCTGCGGAAGAACTCGCAGAGCGTGCCTTGGATCAGATTATCAGTGTGGGCGACAATGCACCCCCGGTGATTGCGGATCAGGCCCGTGCCTTCCGTGAAAACCTGCGCGAGGTGCTGGTCTACTACATGCGTGAGGCTATGCGCTCGCGGAACGTGACTCTGGCGAATAAGTTTACCCAAGCTGGTTTCCCTGAGCTTGTAAAACTGATCGACTCCTAAGGAGATTATTTATGCCTATCGTACAAGCGATGTGCACCAGCTTTAAGGCAGAGATCATGCTCTGCGTGCACGATTTTCGTAACACGGGTGGCGACACCTTCAAGATGGCGCTGTACACCTCGGCGGCTAACATCGACGCCAACACCACGTCGTACACCACGACCAGCGAAGTAACCGGCACTAACTATACGGCTGGTGGTAACACGCTCGTCAACGGTGGCGTCACGGCTTCGAATACATCGGCCTCTGCGGGTACGGGTTTCACAACCTTCAGCAATACGACTTGGACGAACGCGACCATCACGGCTCGTGGCGCTCTGATCTACAACAACACTCCCTCGGCTAACGGCACGGCGAACACCACGCTGACCAATGCTGCGGTAGCGGTGCTTGATTTT